CCTGTTACCAAAGGACTTAGAAAATCTTTAGTAATGTGGTTTGGAGGAGAACCATTCAAATGATACATAGAGAACTTTATTTTGCTACACCCGTTTATATTAAAGACATAGGCACACCTGAATATAATAAATATTTAGAAGAGAAGATTGTTAATTGGTCTAAAAACGATGAAGGACTTAAAAAAACAAATATGTATGGTTGGCATTCAACGACTGATATGCATAATAATCCCGAGTATCAACATTTAGTTGATGAGTTATATATGGCTCAAGAAGAAATTTATGAAGATGAATGTTTAGATAATAAACCATTCTTAGGTAATATGTGGGCCAATATTAATTATAAAGGTGGATTCAATAGACCACACATACATCCTAATTCATTATGGTCAGGTGTTTATTATGTTAAGACTCCTGATAATTGTGGTCATTTAAAATTAGAAGATACTAGAACAATGTCATTGATGTCTAGACCTAGAAAAACTAATAAAGAAGAACCTAAACATTTATGGAGAGAAGTACACTTTGAACCAAAAGCTGGCAGACTCATTATGTTTCCATCTTATGTTAATCATTGTGTTGATCCTAATGAAAGTGATGATCTTAGAATATCTGTATCATTTAACTTTCTACAAACAGGTATGTTCGTATGAGTTTCCAACAAAACAAATATCAAGTATTAAAGAATGCTGTATCTTATGATCTAGCTAATTTTTGTTTTAATTATTTTTTATTAAAAAGAGATGCTGTCAAATATATGTATGATACAAATATGATAGCAAAGAATGGATTACACGGCACGTGGGAAGATCAACAAGTACCAGGTGTTTATTCCATATATGCTGATCACGTAATGGAAACATTATTAATGAAAATGATTCCTGTAATGAAAGAAAAAACAGGTTTAGATTTAATACCTACTTATTCTTATGCTAGAGTTTATGAAAGAAATGCTATCTTAAAAAGACACAAAGATAGACCTAGTTGTGAGATATCTACTACACTTAATTTAGGTGGAGACCCTTGGCCAATTTTTATTGATCCAACAGGCTCAGATAATGTTATTAATGAACACAAGAACATACATAAACCAAATGCACCAGCTGGTGTAAAAGTTGATCTTGCACCAGGAGATATGCTTATTTATTCTGGTTGTGAATTAGAGCATTGGCGAGAACCATTTAACGGCAACGTTTGTGGTCAAGTATTCTTGCATTATAATCATAGAAATGGTCGCTTTGCAGAAAGCAATTTGTATGATAAAAGACCTCTTTTAGGTATACCTAAATAACGTTGATTCTCAACGCAATCTATTATAATCTGATAATTAGGATAACTCTATGTTACAAAAAGTAAATTTTATACCAGGATTTAATAAACAATTAACTGAATCACAAGCCGAAGGTCAATGGATTGACGGCGATAATGTTAGGTTTAGATATTCAACTCCTGAAAAAATAGGTGGTTGGAAACAACTAGGAGAGAATAAACTTACAGGTGCAGCTAGAGCCATTCATCACATTGTAAACCAATCAGGTACTAAGTTTTCTATCATAGGTACTAACAGAATTTTATATGTATATACAGGCGGTGTCTTTTATGACATTCACCCAATTAAAACTACAAGCACTTTAACTAATGCCTTTACTACAACTAATGGCTCAACTTCAGTAACTATTACATTTTCAACAGCTCATAATATGAGCGCAGGAGACATTGTATTATTAGATAATTTTACAGCTATCACAGGATCAGATTATACAGCCGCAGACTTTGATGATAAAAAGTTTATGGTTACATCTATTCCAACTTCTACAACCATTACAATTACTATGCCAACAGCTGAGACTGGCGCAGGTGCAACAGCATCTGGAGGCATTAGAGTTAGACATTATTGGCCAGTAGGACCCGCGCAACAAGATCCTGGTTATGGTTTTGGATTAGGTCAATATGGTGGAACGGTATCTGGAGAAGCTACAACAACTTTAAATGGAAGCATTAATAATGTAACAACTACTATCGTACTTACTGATGCATCACAGTTTCCATCATCAGGAACAAACTACATTCAAATAGATTCAGAAGAAATATCTTACACAGGTATATCTGGTAATACTTTAACAGGTGTAATTAGAGGAGTAAGAAATACTACTGCAGCGAGCCACTCGAATCTAGCTACTGTTACAAATACTTCAGACTATGTTGCCTGGGGTGAAGCAGCGAGCGGCGACTTAGTTATTGAACCAGGCCTATGGTCTATTGATAACTATGGAGATTTAGCCGTAGCTTTAATTCATAACAGTGCGTGTTTTCAATGGAATACAAATGTAGCAGATCCAGTAAATACTAGAGCAATAATTATTGCAGGAGCACCAACAGCTTCTCACGATATGATTGTATCAACACCTGATAGACACTTAGTATTTTTTGGAACTGAAACAACAATTGGAGATCCAACTACACAAGATAGTATGTTCATTAGATTCTCTGACCAAGAGAATATAAATGTATATGAACCGACAGCTGTTAATACAGCAGGTACACAAAGACTTGCCGATGGTTCTACAATCGTTGGTGTTGTTCGAGGTAGAAATGCAATCTATGTTTGGACGGATACTTCTTTATTTACGATGCGTTTCATTGGTCCACCATTTACATTTGGTTTTGAACAAGTAGGTACAAACTGTGGATTGATTGGAATTAATGCTGCAGCAGAAGTAGATGGTACAGCTTATTGGATGTCAGAGAATGGTTTCTTTAGATATGCAGGTAATCTAGAATCAATGGTTTGTTTAGTAGAAGATTTTGTATTTGACAACTTAAACACAACTGCATCATCTTTATTTAATGCAGGAGTTAATAATTTGTTTGGAGAAATTACTTGGTTCTATCCTTCAGGAAGTTCTGAAGTTGTAAATAGATGCGTTACTTATAATTATCAAGAATCAACTCCGCAAAGACCTGTTTGGACTACAGGAACTTTAGCAAGAGCTGCTTGGACAGATTCTGCTGTATATGGAAAACCACATGCAAGTTATTACAATGCAGGTGATGACGCCTCTTATGATGTTATTGGTAATACAGATGGTAGTTCAATTTACTATGAACATGAAGTAGGTATAGATCAAGTAACGGCTGGTGCAACAACAGCAATAACTTCTAATATTCAATCTGGGGATTTTGATATTTCACCACAACAAGGACTTCAAGGTGATGGTGATTACATTATGAAGATAAGAAGATTTATTCCAGACTTTTTATCTCAAACAGGTAATACTCAAATAACTTTAAACTTAAAAGATTATCCAAATAGTACACAAGCAAGTTCACCTTTAGGACCTTTTACTATTGATTCTACAACAACTAAAGTTGATACACGTGCTAGAGCTAGATTAGTTTCGTTAAAAGTAGCTAATACAAGTACGGCACAAGATTGGAAATTAGGTGGATTTAGGTTAGACATACAACCAGACGGTAGAAGATAATGGCTAAGATAACACAAACATTAACAAGACCAAGTAGAGAATATAAAAAAGAAGTATTTGATTCTTTAATTAGAGACATTGATGCGATCATCCAAAAACTTAACTCTACATATCAACAAGATTTAAAAGAAGAATTAGAGAGAAAAGAACTCTTTATGAATAGGTATTAATATGAGTTGTAACAATGTAAATATTGAAAATTTTCAACTAGGTGTTGCTAGTGGAGATTTATCTCCTAGTTACAAACAAGTTTACAAGTTTGGTCAAAACGCAGATGTTGGAAATAGTCTTGAAACAATTTGGCTTGAAGGAGGTCTGTATGTCTATCCTCCTAGTGCAACAACCATGACAGTATCTAGTTCTGATGCAAATGATACTTCTGCTGGAACAGGTGCAAGAACAATTCAAATTTCTGGATTAGATGCAAGTTATAATGAAATTTCAGAAACTATAACAATGAATGGTCAAACTCCTGTTACCACATCCAATTCTTATCTAAGAGTTAATAGAGCAATAGTTTTAACCGCAGGAAGTGGTGGAGTAAATGCAGGAATTATTTATGTAGGAACAGGAACAGTAACATCAGGAGTTCCTGTAAATAAATATACTACAATCAATGGAGATGGAACTAATCAAACACTTCAAGCATTTTGGACAGTACCTGCTGGTTATACTGCTTATATTTATCAAACAAATATTTCAACAGGATCATCATCTGCCACTCCTGCTGTATTAAAAACTTTATTAGTTGTAAGACCTTATGGTGGAGTATTTAATACAAAAGAAGTAATTACACTAACAGATGGAAATCATTTACAGGACTACAGTTTTCCTCTTAAAATAACGGAGAAAAGCGATATTGAATTTAGAGCAGAATCCAGTTCACCATCTGTAAGTTTTAATGTTTCTGCATCTTTAAACATAATGTATAAACAGAACTAATGGCAAATAAATATATAAATAAATTTTACGATCCATCAGATACAACACAAGTATCTTTGTATACTGCTCCATCTGATGCACGAGCTATTATACAAAACATACAGATTGCTAATGAATCTGGTAGTAAAACAGTTAAAATTTTTATAACAGATTTTTCAGCTACAACTACTTATCAAGTAGGGTATGCAAGTATTACAGGACCAACAACATGTAATATGGCTAAAGGGCCATTAATATTAGAAGGTGGAGATAGTATCTTAATGCAAACTACTGATACCACTGGTATATCGGCAACAATATCAATACTTGAATACGACAGAACATAGGAAAGAATATGGAAAAACAAAAAGCGATAATAATAAATGGTGAAACAATACCTTTGGTAGAACCTACCGAAGTAATAACAACTATAAAAAACATTAAAACAGGTGAGATTTATAAGGATGAAGAGGCTTTAAAGGCAGCTAATGTACC